AACGTCGATCCCGCCCGTTGTAGTCGAAACCGCATAGGTGACTGAGGCCGTATGGATGCCGTAGGGGAAGCCCGATAGAGTCACTGAGGCCACAGCGATGACGGTGGAGGAAGAATTAATGACCACGCTGGTTCCATCCACGGAGAAATTGATGAGTCCTCCCGCTGGTTGCTTTACGTAGTGCAGGATAACCTGATCGGCTCCCGGACAAGTCTCGACGATCGTAGCGGTCGGGGTGCTGGTATGCATCTGGTCGTCATCAAGTCCCTTAGCGACTGCTTGTTGACCCAGGCTGATCCAGGAACCCGTGGCGCTGTAATTGGAGCATCCTAGAGGGCGATCCGACTGAGGCAAGCCATTTTCGTTAGAGAGCGTCGCCCAGGTTCCCGCGTTGCCGAAGTTCGTGTACAGCCAATCCGTGAACGGAGCGCCGATGGTGTTCTTGGCAAAGTGCGAATCTCCGATCACCATAAAGCTAAGTTTATTTGACGACAATGGACTGAAAGGAACCTGAATAGAAGCCATTTGGCTGAACCATGTGTTTAAAGTTGAACGCCCGAAATACTGGCTATTGGACGGAATGGCGGCGCTGCCTGTCACGACCAAATAGGCAACTGTCGCACTCGAAGCATTTAACGCCGTCACCGTCATGCTGGAGAACGTGTTGGCCCCCGTCCAGGTCTGGGTGCCTGCGAGTTGGCCATAGGTCGCCGTTGCGGAGGAGTTCGTTAGATAAGTCCCGGAGAGGTCTTGACCTAAAAGCGTCACGCTGGAGGCGTTGAGTTGAACGTAAGCTGTGGAACCGCCCTTCAAGAAGGCCTTGAACGTAGAGGAGTCAAAGTTAACGACGGAGGTCGGGCTCGACGCCACGCTGGAGAACCCACTGGCCGTCCCCGTGGTAACGGCGAGCGATGAAGCCCCACCTCCTCCCGATGAGGAAGTCCCGCAGGTGATACCGTCCGCCTGTGTCCAGTTTAAATGGTTTCCTCCTGAATCCGGGCAGACGTGGTTAGAATAAGCCGCGAAGTGCGGCCAGGAGTCCTCAAACCAATGCCCTTGGGTATCTTCGGTAAGTATCCCCATAGTCCAGGGCGGCATCCCAACGGAATTTCCGGCTGAACCGAAATCGATGGAATCGGGAGCCGTTGAATTGATGTTCATCGTGTTGGTCGAAAAATTGACGAAAGTAAGACTAAAGCCTTTATCGAAACCGGCGGTCGTGTGAACGGGGAGAGTCAGGCTCGGCGCAGGCCCCGGCTGGCCGCAGGAGAGGAGGCTAGAGCGGTCCACCGCCGCGACGGTCTGATTGATGCAGGCCAACTCACCGTTCGGGTCGATGGGGTAATAGAGCGGTAGAAGCGACGGCGCTTGGGCGACTCCCCCTGCCGTCGGTGAAGAAACCACGAATTGAGGAACACCGCCGGGACTTGTGGCGGGCGTAAGAGAAGTCAAATTATTGCTGGCGCTGGTCATCACCAACTGGCTGGCTGTCAGATTCCCGATATTGACAACTCCTTGAGTCGAAACCGAGAGATGGGTCGAGGTGTTAGCGACGCCGGGAACGTTGCTGGCGATATAGAGATCATAAATAGCGGCCCCGTCCGATTTGATGGATACGGTGGAGGTATGAAGGCTTTGGCTCGTCAGCGTGATGCTGGAGGTAAAGGTCTTGATGTTCGCTTGAACCGCCGCCATGGTGAGGGCGTTGCTTCCGCTCGTGGTGGCGTCGCCACTTATTTCCGCAGCGGTCATGGCGGAGGAATTCCCCCGAACAAGGCCAGTCAAGGTGCTTCCGGTTCCAGTCCCTCCACGGTTCACCGGAATGATCGCGGCCTGGTTGAAGTAGGTGGCTGTTGCGCTCGATTGTTGTAAGTAAGTCGCCGTAGCTGAAGAGTTCTGGAGGTACGTCGCAGTCGCCGATGAAGTGGTCAGGTAGGTTCCAGAGAGGTCCTGTCCCAACAACGTAACGGATGACGGGTTCAAGCTCACGAAGCTCGTCGTCGTTCCCTGGAGAGCAACGTTGATCGTCCTGGAGTCAAAAACGACATTTGTGGTAGGGCTGGTAACAATAACCGAACTGGTCGTAGAACCCGATGAGATGGCTAAGGGCGATGAACTTCCTCCCGATACCGTAGTCCAGGTCGGGACCGTTCCCGGGCCGCCGGAAGTTGCGACCTGACCATTATTTCCAGCCGACCCGTTCAATAGAACGCCACTGGAAATGGCGATATTTCCATTGAATGTGGTGGACGATTTCCAGGTGTTTCCGCCGGTCCAGACTTGGGTGGAATTCAGAAGGTCATAAGCGATCAGGTTGGAGGAGGCGTCTGTTTTGACGAACCGGGATGCCGTGATCCCGGTGTTAATCGTATCGGTTATTTGGACCGTACCGCTTCCATCCCCCGCGCCGATCTGTGTTTGCAAAACACCCGAACCTCCTGTTGCGGCAATCGTGGATATTTTATCGCCAGCGCTATTGTAAAGCAGGATTTGACTGCTTGGCTTAAGAATCAAACTCCCACCCGCCAATACGGTTTCAGTCAATGTGGTCAAAGTAGGGGCGGTAAAGATATTGGCCGTCCCACTGCTCGTATAGAACGTCGAGTTCGCTTGAAGCGTGTCTTGATTGTGGATGTAGCTGGTAGCGTTCTGTTGTAGATAGGTCGCCGTTGCAGAAGATAATGTGAGATAGGCACCGGATAGATCATTCAACTGAACGTAAGCCGTGGAACCGCCTTTTAGAGTGACCGTGAAACTGGAACGGTCAAAATTCACCACCGTAGTGGGGCTCGAAGCGATGCTGGAGAATCCAGAGTTGGTACCGGTCGTCACTGCAAGATTCGCGGCCCCGCCTCCTTGGGTCGCGGCGTTGATCGTCTGGTTCGGCCAGGTGCCGGTGATGGAGGTGATGTTAGTCCCTACAACAAGGCCCGGCGTGACGCCTTGAAGCGTGCTGATATTCAGGTTGGTGACCGTCCCGCTGGAGGCCGTGAAGGTGGAGATCGTCACGTAAGCCAAGGTCGAGGTGCTGGTGGCCGTCAAGGTGCTGACCGAGACGCCTAGAGCGTCCACGAAGGTTCCGGTCGAAGGATACTGCCAATAGTTCAACGACCCAGAGATCGACGCATAGGTAGCGGTCGCGGATGATTTCTGCAAGTAAGTCGCCGTGGCCGAGGAGAGTTGCAAATATGTGGCGGTCGCCGAAGAATTTTGAAGGTACGTCGCCGTGGCCGAACTCAATTGAAGGTAAGTGGCGGTGGCTGAGGAATTTTGAAGATACGTAGCGGTCGCTGATGAATTCTGTAAGTAGGTGGCTGTTGCAGAACTGAGTTGAAGATAGGTTGCTGTGGCGGATGAATTTGTGAGGTATGTACCCGATAAATCCTGACCAAGAAGAGTCACAGAGGACGGATTCAGGCCGATGAACGAAGTCGATGCCCCTTGCAACTTGGCGGTGAACGTGTTGGAATCAACTACCACATTCGTAGTTGGGCTGGTCACGATCACGGAGCTAGTGGCAGAACCCGAGGAGATGGCAATCACAGCTGACCCGCCCCCTCCGCTCAAGGCTTGGCAGGTAAATTTATTCGTCGTGGCGGACCAAGCTAAGGCATGGGCGGAATCTCCGCACGTAGCCAGCCCCGCGCCAGTGAGACTCCCTATATTTACCGCATAGGTAAAACTGGAGACAGCGGGAGTTGACCAGACGTTCTGGCCGGTCCAGGTTTGACTGGCGGCAAGTTGTCCATAGGTGGCGGTAGCAGAGGAGTTCGTCAGATAAGTAGCGGAAAGATTATTTCCCTGTAGTGTGACAGACGAAGGATTCAAGCCGATAAAGGCCGTGGAAGCTCCTTGTAAACTGGCTGTAAAGGTGTTGGAATCGACCACGATTTTGCTTGTCGGGCTGGAAACGATGACTGAACTGGTAGAGGAGCCGCTGGAAACACCGAGAGTTGAGGACCCTCCTCCTGTCGCCGGAACCACCCAAGTTCCATCCCCTCGCCAGAAGGTCGAATTGGAAGCGTTCGTTCCGCTGTTTAGATTCGTGACCGGCAGATTGCCGGTTACTCCCGTGGAAAGGCTGATCGGTTGAAGCGTGACGGTGGCGGTCGAACCCGTGGCTGAACCATTGAAAGGCCCGACAAAATTCTGGGAAGCGGTCGGACTCGTGATTCGGACCCCGTTGACCATTGTTTCCAAGCTGGATGCGCCGCCACCACCTCCGTTTGATGGAATGGTCGGTGTTGTGGTGAGAATCCTATTGGCATCCAACCACAGAAAATACCCTGTAGTGCCATAACCTAGTTTGGTTTGGGTGCTGATCGTCCCGCTGGAAACGCTAAAGGCAGGTTGATTGGCGATCGTACTGACATTGAGGATGTAATTCCCAGCAGGCGGACTGCTGGGGCCGGCATAGGCCACCCCAGCGAGTCCCAGGAATACGAGGACTTTGGCAACTACTTTCAATTAGTGACCGCGGCCCGGTCCAGTTCCCGAATGGAAAGGATGTTTCCCTGTGGCATACATTAGTCTCTTGCCATGGCCCTTTGCACTATGGCCGTCGTAAGCGGCTTCATGCGTCTTATGAACGCTATGGCCGGCCGGCGCGCTGGCTTCGATTTGTTGTTTTGGAACTCCGTGCGTGCTGTATTTGTCCATTGGATTCTCCTATTCTCTCGATGGTTTTGAAGGCGGCACCGGAACTTGGGTATGGTCGCCCGAAGGACCGTACTTGCCGCCCGGATGATCGATGATGTGCTTGATTTCTGAGTCTGAGACTGCATTTCCCTTGTTTTGGAAGGGATTCATTTTGTCGTTCATATTGCCTCCTTGAAGGGGTATAATTGAAGCATGAATTCTGATCACCAAAAATTATGGCGCTTTAGAATTAAGGCATTGATTTTAATCGTCATTGGCGTTCATTTCTTGGGATGGATTGGAGCGATCGGAGGATTCCTGATTGCATCCTATTTCCTCCAACCTCGTTATTCACCGCTTCCTCCGATTCGCTGATTCGTCTCCCCCACCTTCCAGAATACCGCCAATCATATTCGCTACCGGCATCGCCGCTCCGCGACCAAACGGAAGCATTCCGTCCGTGAGCCATTTCTGAATCGTCGGACTATAATAGGCGCGGGCTAAGGCTTCCGTAGGAAGAAATTGCGCCATGGCCTGAACAGGGTCTTTTAACAGCGTTTTCATAAGACGTGCAGCCATAAATCCCATCGCCGTGTTGGGCGGATTCTGAACGGCGCTCATATTATATTTAGACCGATAGGCTAAATTAATAAAGTCGCCTACCTTCTTTTGTTCAACTGCATTCGGAAACATCAAATCCATCATGTCCTGACCATATTTATTCTTCGCCGAGTCCATCGCGGCGCCGGAAATTTGACCATGCGTGTTGGGATCAAGCAACTTAGCTAAAAAGGATTGTCTCATCAGTTGTTGGCCTTCTGGGTCCATGGCATCCATGACATCAGAAACATTCTGCGTTCCCCCCTTGCGAAAGATCGCGTCTATAACGAAGGGACCGCCGGGACTATTCAAAACTTTCTTAAAAATGGGATTATCCGGCAAAGAGGGCGGCAAAGAATCAAGTTGCTCCGGCAATTTCAAAATGGCCGCCGAAGTCTCGGGATCGAGAATTCGACTGATCGTGGCGGGCGTCCACTTAGCGATTTGCTTCCTCACGAAAGCGCCCGTCATAGGATTATTAGAACCTGTTTCCGGGTCAATCCCTGAATCAAGAAAATCGTTCATAAAACGGGATTGGATATCCTGAAATCCTTGCGGCGGCAAAGCACGCTTGGCCATATCAATACCGGTCGTCATTCCAGGTTTGACAAGTCCGCTATAGATCATTTCTGGAGACTGACTTTTTAAAATGCCCTGGAGGGCCTTTTTATCAGTCTCGCCCATGTAAAACTTATAGAAGGCATTCGCCGCGTCATAGGCTTTCTGAGCCTCTGGCGATGATTGTTCAAATGCTCCCGCGATATCCTCCGACACGGTTCCATGTACCTGTTTAAGCATCCCACTATCAATCGTTCCAAATCCAGGCGTCGGACCCGTTGCGAATCCTTGCGATTGATCGATAGCCCGAATCGAATTCCCCAAATCGGAGCGCAGCCGCATGAGTTTGGAAAGCGGCATTGTTCGGTTGTCCATGAAGGCTTTTATCTCCTCTGGTGATATGGGTTGCGGAAGTTGGGAAGCGATCCGTGGATCATTCACATCAATCTTAAAACCGGCAGGCATACTTTGGGTTATTTGGGTCTTAGCCGTTTCGATCTCAGCGTTTCGTTTAGCAACCATTGCCTCTATTTCGCTCTGGCCTGATAAATCTTTCAAAAGTGAATTGGTCGTTGAGTCTTGAAATTGAGGCATACTCTCCATGGCTTGCAAGCGCATGTTATGGGCCATTTCTTGACTGCCTTTAATGGAGGCTTTAAAATTCGGATCAAAGGCATTTCTGGCATGTTCATAAAGGGCATCTGCGGATTTTCCCATCTCTTCAAAATACGATTGCGCCTGATTCTGCATATTCGTACCGAGTTCGTCGTAAGACAAGGGCGACCCATGACGCCGCAGAATGGCATTTTTAAATTTTAAGGCCTGGGTGGTGTTCATGTTTGTATTATCGCGAACAAAATCATCTAGGTGTTTCTGAATGGCGTTGCCGTATTGTTCAAGACTCAGATTCACATCGCCATTTTCAAGGATCGATTTATGGGCCTTAATCATCTGTTGAAGCGCTTGCTCATCAAACTCACGGGCGACCTGGCGTGATCCCGGGAGCACCCGCAGGGCACTCGCAACGGTTCCAACAATAGGATTATCACTTCCTACGGTTTCAGCCGGGATTTGGACTCCCATATTATGAGCCGATTCGACCAATTCGCGATCCGCCGAAGATAAATTCATGCCACCGAACAAAGGACCTAGAACTTCGCCGGCAGCGACGTTAACTCCTCCTTCTAATAAATCCCGAGTCGTTTCCCCCGCGATGCCCCCAGTCGTTGCTATAGGTTTTCTAATTCCTATCGCCGTATCCATAGCATGTGAGGCGGCCAAACCGCCCGCAACTCCGAGTGTCGGCGCGACGGGTCCTGATGCCGCAGCACCGGGGACGGCTTCCGCACCTACGGCTCCCAAGGTGAGCAAAGCCGGCGTATATATTTTTGATGCCATGCGGCGATAATAGAGCGGATCGGGAGTCGGAATTGATTTCGCAACGGTATCAATAAACGTCGATCGATGGTCGGCATCCATTTGCTGATATTCGGGATCAAGTTCCGACATGACTTTATCGATCGCCGATCTTTGATAAATAGTGCTACCTGATTGAAATTCATGGTCCTGCCACATTTTTAATAGGACTGAGCTAGCCGATAATGGCGATGGAGCTGCTTGCGTCGCGGGAGAATCTAACGGAGCTGTTGAGATAGTCGGCGTTCCCGTATCGGAGGGTTGCGTATCATCGGCGGGATCGACAACGGCCAAATTAGCCATTAAGGAGTGGCCCCCGCTGGATTAAGCGCTTTTAGATAACGATCCGCAAGACTTGATCCTTGAGCATTGTCCTGGCCTTCGTTATTGGCCGTATTATCTGGTGGCAATCCCCCCATGACTGGCGTCGTAACCCGTTCCGGCATCCCGCCAAACGATTTTGAGGTATGACCAAAACCTTGTATCAGAGAATTGAGTTGAGTTCGATGAATCTGATTGATCGATGTGACGGCTTTGGCTATTCCTTGGCGCTGACTATCGGATAATATTTGGCCTCCGGCTTTAGCTTGGATATAGGCTGTTAACTGTTCCGGGATGCCGCCTGTTTTCAAAAGTTGCGGTGCAGTCTGAGCGTTTAATCCGCCTTGATTTTGCGAAAGAATCGAATTCGGATTCATAGCGACGACGGCATTTTCAAGTAAACCCCAGTCGGAGGCACCTGATGTGTCCTTTACTTTGGCGAGTTGATTGACAGCATAGCCCGCTGCCAGAGCATTATGAAGAGGTTCCGCCCGAGTCACGAATTGTTTTTGAAGATCAAGATCGATCTGGGTCGGAGATGTCCCTCCGGGCATAGTGGTCATCCCAGGAGTTCCTCCCGGCATAGGGGAAGCCGATCCTGTTTTAGGAGTAAATGTCGTAGGAGGTGTTCCAGGGGGACCGGCCATAGGTTCTTTGGTGGCGGCCGCGGGCGTCGCATTCAGAATGCTCGTATCGAGAGTCGCCCATTTTGGGCTTTCCGAGCTGATATATTTGGTTGCTCCGTACATCGCATCGGCATCGCTCAATCCTTCTTTGCCGTTCGTATCGTGCCATTGTTTATTTTGGTCGATAAAATAGCCGAGGTCTTTCCCGAATCCGGACGGTGCAGGCGTATCGGGTAATTGGACATCCGGCGCTAAAACTGACATTTGTTTTTTGATGAATTTATAAATTTCGGGTTGTGTGGCTTTTGGCGCTGAATCGTATAGTGTTGTAGCACGCTCTAAGCCAGTAAGCGCATTCGTTTTCGCTCTTTGTTCGATCTCGGCTTGTAATTTCTTTTGTTCAAGCTCCCTTTGTTGTTGGAGGGCTCTAGTTTGCTGCATCAAATAGGCCATCTTTGCGCCACTATCTAAACCTTCGGACAGCCCTTTGCCGATATTGGCTTCAGTAACTCCCGTTGGAAGCGGTTGCGCGCGAGGGATATCAACCATAAATTATCCGGCCAGCATGGAAGCCCCTTGGGGTCCCCATGTTGACGTTCCTCCCGGCCCAGAGTTAAAACCCGATGAGCTACTCGATGATGGGAATAATATTCGCGATCCTAGATTCGCCCAGCCCATAAGCTGATTTTGACTCGCGTTGTATTGGTTCAATCCAGCCGTGTAGTTCATCTGCGCCTGATCCAAGGCTTGCTGATAGGGACCTAGCTGTTGGGTCTGATAGGGTTGGTAAAGACTTCCCAAACTTGATTGGTAGTTGGTCAGTAAAGGCGATAAAGTGGCGGGTATGCTTGTAGCCGCTGACGAAGTGTAGCCCAGTTGCGTTCCCGTCGCGCCAAACCCGGCTCCGGCGGCGCCCCCGGCCGCCCCTACTGTTCCAGCAACCTGGCTTCCAAGCGTGTTGATATAGCCCAGACGTTCAGAACTATTTTCCGCTTGGACATTCTGCTGGAACAACTGAATCGCCCGCTGGCCGGCCGTGGAATCCGAAGTCGCCTGCTCCGGCGTGTCTCCAGTGACCATGATACCCCTCTGGGCCAAAGAATCCTTCAAAGTCATGAAATCCCGCTGCTGGCGCTGCTTGGTGGCCTCATTTATAGCGCCGGTCCCCTGTAAAGCTTGCAAATAGGCCGCAGATTGAGCCTGCGCCACTCCAGGAACCCCTGTGGCGCTCGTTGTTGAACCGGGAGGTCCCGCAGACCCTCCGGATGTATTTGTGCCCCCAAAATAGCTTTGCAGGTAGCCCATAGCCGCAGATCCGACACCCTGGGCTTGCGCCAGTTGTCCCTGAGACCGCGCTTTGAGATCGGTTAAGGCCGCTTGATCGAGGTTTCCCTGCGCGTCATAGAGACCGGATATCTGTTGGAGAATGTTTTTGTTCTGCGCCAACGTATTCCCTGTGCCCTGGATCATCTGATTGAACTGATCGAGCGTCAGGCCTTCCTTGGAGAGGATATCCTGCTCTTGCGGCGTTAAACCGGGGAATTGGGGCAGCTGTGGCGCGCTAGGCGGCGATCCGCACAAGGTGTCCTCCTGTATGAATATCAGCTACAACTCAGATGGGCTTCACAAATCGCATATATTTACCGATCACTTCTTGCGGCATGGCCCCGAATTTTACTAATAAACGATGGAAATCCTTATGAATCAGTTCCGAATCCGTAAACCAGCCATGATATCCGGCTCTCCAAATCGATTGTTCCATGTGAAACAAATCCCTTATCAATGTTTTCTGGAGTCGTCCATGCTGATTTTGGACCCACCGGCAATAAATCCAACCGCTCGGATAGAGCGTCGCCTCTAGAATCCCATCGTTGAAAATGACCTGGCTCATGTCTTAATGATAAATAGCACCGTCGCATAAGGCGGATTCGCAGTTCCAGTCGCCCCTGTTCCCTGACTGTCGGTTCCCGGCGTCGCCGCGCCTGTGGCCCCGGTGTGCGTATGACTTCCTTGCGAATCCGTTTGATCATTCCGAATTCGTAGTGTTTCGCCACCAGATGCGTTTGGCGTTCTTAAATCATGGCTCCCATCGTCTCTGACGCCCGTATGGAGAAAACCACTGGTCAGATTTACGCTTCCAAGGGCTCCGCCATCCGTCAACGTGTGAGTATGGGCACCATCAGAGGAAATGCTGTGGGTATGCGAATTGACCGTATGCGAGTGCGAAGGCCCCGTATGGGTATGGCTTTGAGTCCCTCCGCTGGATCCAACGTTCGTGAATAGGCTGCCGGCATCCTTTCCATAGAGGGCTTTCCCGCGCAGATCAGGAAGGTTAAAGGTCGATCCTCCATCGCCAACGCCCCAGGTCGTTCCAATGGCCGTGAACAGCGCCGCATAGGTCGTCCGGCTGACCGCCGATCCATCACAAGTCAGAAAACCTGATGGAACCGACGTTCCAGCAAAGGCTCTTACTTCGCCGGTGAGAAAAACAGTCGCCAAACTATTCGCGCTTGGGGCCGTTTGATACCAATAGGTCGTCCCCAGAATTTGCGCCAACTGATACCGGATTCTCTCCAGTTCTCCGGATACCGAACCGGCATGGCTCGTTACACCGCCCGGAAAAGGATTGGTCTGAATCTGCATCTGATTGTCTGTGACGGAATAACCACCCGCGCCGATAGCATCCAGCAAAGTTCCCACATTGCTGAGTTCGGTATTCCAAAGAGCCGATGTGATCAACTGGCCGGGGATGACGCTCTGTAAGGGGATGGTGCCCGTTGTAGGCATCAGTGGACTCCTTGCTTGGCATAGAGATCAACCAATTCTTCAGCCGTGATTTTACGCATCATACGCGCATCGGCGTATTGCCGCTCAACCGCTTCGCAAATCTCAGGCCCATGACCGGCCCATTTCGCTTCGATTTGCAGAGCCCTGACAATTTGGCGGATAATCAGCGGGCCGGTCGTTTCGTTCAGATCGAATTTCCGGCATTCTTTACAGGTCAAAATATGGATAACGGATTCTTTCCCGCGTCGATACATGATGACCGGCGTTTGTGAATACTGGGCGTTTGGCATTTTGGCTACGACCTTGACCGTCCGTTTTGAATCGCCGATCATCGGCATTTCTTTATAGCCTAACTGGCTGATCGGCGTCGCGCAGGCCATGCACAGCACCGTCTCATCGGCGAAGCAATCGCCGGGGATAATATAGTCATGCTCGAAAATCATGAGGGCACCTTGATGCCGCGCGGCATATAGAGATAGAGCAACTCCGAGAGAAAAAAGTCTTGTCCCGCCGCGTCATTAATGAATTCGAATTGAGCGTCCCTTCCATAGGCTCCCACGTCAATCGTCTGTGGAATCAAGCTGTCTCCGGCGAATGTATCGACATCGAATTCCGCGCTGTCAAACATCGCTCCGGACCCATTCAGGGTGAATGTGGCGTCCGCCTGTCTGGCGCCATCAATCCAAAGCCGCATGGTGAAATTGACCTGTCCCGACGCGGAACCCCTGAATACGATTCCACGAAAATGTTTCCACGAGCGGGGAGCGCCTAAATCCTGCCGAATGGTTTTGATTCTGACGGGATAGGATAGTCCGTTATCATCACGCGTAATTTGTTCGAGTTTCCAAATGTGGCCGGTGAAATCGCCCGTCCAGAGCTGCCAATCGCCCGGGCCGTTGCGCATTTCCCAGACGGCGGCGGCATTATATCCGGAGGCATGATTCTCATTATCATGGATGATCCAAGCCTGATGCGGCGGTTTATCGATGAAATAAACCAACGCGATATTGTTAACGGAACCGCCCTCCTGCATAAAAAATTTTATCGCTCTCAATTTCCGGTCATAGGCGCAGCAAAATTTCTCGATATTGGCGAGGTTTACATTGTCGCGAATGAATTTATCGATGAAGGCGGGTCGAGCCAATGGAGCGGAGGCATAGGCTCCCGTAGCGATGATCCCTTGAAGGCTGTAGATGGTCGAATCTTCCGCCATGATGAAAAGATTATTGTTGGCCTTAGCGACCAAGCGCCAATGCGCGGCGCCGCCCTCCCAAAGCGATTCATGGTATCCCCAATTATTCGAGCTTGGATCGGTATCGTCGATCAGATAGGTCTTTGTTTTGTCCCAAACGAATAATTGACCGCCCAAATCAATTCCGCCGACTAGGCCCCCCTTGGAATAAATCGGAATTTGAACCACATTGGCGTCTGAAAAATTGGTGGGGTCCGATAATTTGGAGGCCCAGACTGAATCCCGCGTGAGGGCCCACAAGCGGATATTGGCATTTCTGGCATGATTAACAAGTTGGAAAGGCATCCCCGCCGAAGAACTCCACGAAGTCGGCGTCGTCACAGCCGAAGACGATCCGGCCACCCCATCCCAGTATTGCGGCGCAATCTGGCCGTCGCACCAGAATACTTTCTGGCCGATGGTCTGTCCTGACTGTGAACCAATTTGGGCGAAGCAGATCGGGTTCGTTGCGGAATGCCCCGATTTCAGAATATGGGAAGCATCCGTATGATAAACCGTCCCATTAGCGGCGAATAGCACAAACGCGGGGCTGTCGTTTAAGCGGAAATGATAACCGCCTTGGATTGGCGGAGCGCCGCCGATTGTCAGATAAATAGAACTGCCGCCGCGTTTGCTCAAGCCGTTTTCCCAATAGTTGACATTCTTCGACGGCAAAACGAGCGAGGTAACGGGTAAGAGTTCTTGGCTTCGGTCATCGCGGAGTCCGGTTTCCAAGAAGGGCGACCGCAAGAGGGTTCCTCGATAACTCATCAGCCTTCGCTCACATCGTTCGGTTTCACAAATCGATCCTCATCGGCGTCATTCGCTTTCATCCATGAGGTAGAGGCGATTCCTCTTCCCACAAACCCGGTAGCCTGAAGAACGCTGTTTCTCCAGAAAAAGAACTTCTTAACGATATATGCGGTCCCTGAATAGAGATTCAGGATATGGCTGCGGGGCGCCACTCCAATCGATCCGGAGGGAATTGGCATTCCCGAACCGCGCGGACCTTTTCCGAAATCGATTGCCGAGCGGCGCTTTTCTGAGGTATCAATACTCATGAAAATTTGCCCTTCGTAAAGGTGATGCCGTCATCTGATAATGTTGCGGTGGCGACCGTCGTTCCGGCATTATTCTGAATTTTCTCTTGACCCGCTGTCGCGGTATGGGCGTTTTTAAGGGCCATGAAGGCGAACATTAAGGCCTGATAAACCGTCGGCGTAGCGCCCGGGACGCTGGATAATTCCGGCATGGTGTTGACGCTCAGGACTTTGGCAATGCCTTGTTCTTCGATGGAACCATCGAAATAGATTTGCCCTGATCCGATCACGGGATCCCCAACGGTTGCGGAGCCGCCGCTCTGCTGATAAAAGACGACGGTGTACTTTCCGGCCGCGAGATAAGACGGAAATGTTCCCGTATAGTATCCCGTCGTGCCTTGTTCCGCCAAAGTATTAACGTAGGTGGACCAGTTCGAGCTATTGAAAACCTCCGTCGATGATCCATTCGCGAGTTTCGCCGCATTATCATGAATCGTGCAATAAACCGTCTGCCCCGACTGAGTAATCAGCTCCGTTATGGCCGCCATCAGTAATCCACGATGGTTTGCGCCATTTCATGAAGGTCGGTTCCATAAGTCGCCGAAGCAACCTTCGCCGTGAGGTCGCTCATCCATAAATTCCAGGCTTCGGGACCTCGAATATCATCGTTTTCCATCAAACGTTTCGCCCGGATGCCGTCGATCCAGAAATTCCGCCATTCGAGGTAAAGACGCTGCATGAGGGCGGAATTTAAATCCGTTTTCATGATATTTCCGTAATAAAAGAACTTAAGCCCATAGTTAAAGACCAAATCGGGCGCTACATCGAGGATAAATTCATCAAAATCCTCATCGCCGATGGGATAATACTCCCTGGGCCGACCCACAGCCGATGGGCGCGTTTTGAGATAGAAATCGGCGATATGTTTGGGCTCTAATGGATAAGCGAAATCGATCAGCATGTATCCGGAGGTCCCATCCGGAGCCGCGGCAAAAGCGGGCGTGACAGTGAGCGTGATGGTCCCCGAATTATTCGCCAATCCGACAATTTGACCTGCGGAACCCGCCCCCGTTCCAGAAATAATGAGGATTTCCTTGCCTAAAACGTCCGTCAAGGCAAAAGTTGACCCGGCTGCCATGACTAACGTCGTTGCAGCGCCACTTTGAGCGGTTCCAGTCACCGTCCCAGTCAACACCTGCATCCGCATATCCGATGAGAAGTCCGCCGGGCATGAATACCGGCTTTGGCCGGGAACCAAAATGCCATAAGCGAAGGTCTGCATGACCTTGGGTTGCCGACAATTCTCCCAAATCTTGTTTTTGAGCTGTTCCATGACCTCGTTTTGGTAAATGGCAAGCAGTGATGAAGAAGGGGAGTAATCTCCGGCTTGCCGGAGGCCTTCCGTCACCAAGGAAAGTAATGTGGGGTTAGCAGGCGACGCCATGCAGGACCTCTTGATAGGTTTCAGCCCATAAAGGACATCGTTTTTCGATGTCAAAATGCGCTTCTACGACCGCTCTAGCCCGTTTCCCCATGCTTTTCCTAGCTTTGGCATCCTGAGCCATCTGATTGAGGCCGATCAACCATCCATCCGGCGAATTGGACTCTACAAAAACGCCGCTTTCAGGGTCTAAATCCATCATTTCCGCATAAGGTGAGCAAAACGAGGACACCGCCGGCACTTCGAGGGCGGCCATTTCGAGCCATTTGAGCGGGCTCTTGCAGTTGTTGAAGTCCGAATCAACTAAGGGTATGACCGCGAAGTCTAAGTCAAGTATGGCTGACACATAGGGATAGGCGGGGGTCGGGCACCATCCGCGGTATTCGATGCGCTTGGGATCGATTCCTTTGAGGGTGCCCTTAAATAATTGCCCCATGATAACCAAGGTAACCATAGGATTCTGGCGCATGAACTCCGGCAGAACTTCCGCGAGAATTTTCCAGTCCTCGAAATGGCTGTAACCGCCTGTCCAGCCGAATCGAATGCCTCGATGATCTTGAAACGGCAATTTCTTCCAAAGATCAAAATCGATGCAGTTAGGAAGGACTTTCACGGTGGCATTGAAGGGCCGAAAAACGGATGCGAGAATGTCCGTCGTCGTCGTGACGAGATCGGCTTCTTGGAGGACGATCTTCGCTCGCTCAAGACCTTTGGCGTTCTTGTCCAAATCGATATTCTTTCCATCTTCCCAAATCGGAAGAACGCCACCCTCGTAGGCATGACTATATTCTTGGGTTCCAAAATCCTTATAATGCGGTGAAAGCGGGCTCACATTAAACACATCGTCATCCCAATCGACGACTACTTTTTTCCCAAGTTTTTTGAAAGATTTCACGGCGTTGCAAAAAGCCTCATCAAACACGCGAGGACAAACGATGATCTCGGCCCATGCGATCTTCTCTGATATCTCATTGATGTGATCGCCTTTTTCGACATGGCGCACTTCCATGAGTGTATGTTCGGACGCGGTCTGATGCGGCGAAACCATGCGATACCAGCCGCAGCCACCGTTGTCGCGGAGGAAATAAAGGACTTTCACAGACTTCCCTCCATCATCCATTCGGTCATGTTTGTGTTGACGATCGGAATCACCGGACGCCGTTGCGCGGGAATGCGATTGGTCTTGAGGCCCGGCATATCGGTCAAATGGAGCCCGGCGCCGGCAGCTTCCTTAGCCAACCAAGACCGTTTATACCACCACCGATAACCGTCCCAATGATGGGGCTCGGTTTCTTTTTCATCGTAGGGATGGATTGAAATAAAGGTTCTCCCCGTCGGCGCCAAAGCATCCTTGATCCCTTTGAATAGATCACCGATATCATCCGGTTCGATGTGAACGGTCACGGAATTACAAAGGATGCAATCAAACGGCCCCATGAGTTTGGGGTCATCAAACGATTCCATCAATCGAAGATCGGGCCACTTATCGAATTTTTGACGTTCGCATTCGATCAGGGCTTCCTTAAGAAGCCCTACGGAGATGTCCAAACCGTGAAAATGTCCAGCATCCAGATACCCAACAAGACGAATAGTGCCGCGGAGAGCACCGCACCCAAGATCAAGAAAATGATGTTTTGGCTGGAGTCCTTGCTGGGTGAGAAATTCATATTGCATCCTCGCTTCATAGCCGCCATTGGCGCCCGAGAAAATGACCGCTTCCTCTGCCGTTCCGTTGAATTCCCATCGCTTCTTATAAGTCAGCCAATGATTAATTTTAGTCGTCATACGGTTAACGGATTCACCAAAGCAGTCGGCCTTCCCCATCCGCTTCGGATAAATTCTCTCCAGGCCTTTTGGCGATCTTTCAAATCTTTTCCTTGAGCGCGCGCCATCCATCCAGGGTGAGACTGATCGTAATCCAAGAGCGTCGTCGTGTTATAACGACCGACATGACGCATCGTGCGCCCCTTCGTAAATCCATTGGAAGGGTCTTTCGCCAAATGCCGCGAGTACTGAATCAAATCGGCCATGGGCTCGGCATGGAGAGCTTTGATCTTGTCGCCTTCGTAATTCGCGCGGATTAGCATTAGAGTTCGTTTTTGTGTCTTTCGTAAAATTTCTTAGCATACCATTTTTCGCGAGCGAGATTAAATCGTCCATTCATTCCTCCAGTATCTTTTCGGAAAACAATTTTTGATGAATTTGGGGTGTGATCCGAATCTCTCGCTTTTCCATTTAGAGTTTCTTCGTGCGGGTTATAAGTTTCGTCATTATCAACCATTATTCATCTCCTTTTCCCCCTTGCGGGGCCCCGGCGAGGACGACCCCCCGCCGGGGGTAGATTCCCAAGGCTTACGCCTGGAAGAATCCTGTCATCAAACCGGAACCTTTTTCGTTCCGGCTTTCGATGGTGAGTTCCGCTTCGATCTTGTACCGATCGGACGAACCGGTTTTCGCCAGTTCGACGCGATTGACCGGCCTGAGCCACGCCTTGACCCACAACTCGAGCACGCCCAAGTTCAGGACATACCCCGGCTGAACGTCGTTGATGATGTGGTGCAGACGGATCATGATCGTTCCGAAGTCCGATTCATAAACATCGACGGTGTTTACGAGCTTCTTTTCTTCCGCTTCAATGCGCCGAACATTGGAGGTAAACCCGCTGATCTGCCTTTTCTGATAGGAGCCGACGAGCGTGACCGTCGGATAACCGCCCTGAGCCCAGACTAACGCCAGATTCGCGTTAAACGTCGGCTCGTCCAGCTTTTGGCTGGTGGCGGTCGCCGTGGTCAAGTTTGTGGCGATCCATCCCAAAAGACCTTTCATCTGCCTGGCTACGGAGGCCGACCCGGCCGCCGTGGTCGAGTTGATGAGGATGGCGTATTCGATGTCGCGGGCTAGTTCCTTTGTGCGCTTCAAGGTCTGATAGTCCACTTCATCGTTACGGCCCGCCGCTACGACCGCCCGCTGGGTTTCAGACACTCCGAATACCTTCCAGAGAATCTGACAATAGTTCCCCAATCGGACAGTCGGCGTGGCCGCCGTCGCCGTCGCGTCATCGCCTTCGATCTGGGCATTGGCCGCTGCTGTCGCCAGCACGTCGGTCTGCCATTCATGCAAGGTCTGGATAGCCCGGGTTGATCCGGTATTGGACGTGATCCACGTATCCATGGGACTGATGTTTGTGATCACGTCAATCAGATCTTCCCGGTTACCTATCGCTTGATAGGTTTGAAATACTCCACCGGGTACTGTCATAATTTCATCCTCAGTTAAGCTTGACCGCCCTCGCGTTTCAGACGAAATACTTCCATCCAATCCTCGGTGCGGCCAGTCTTTTTGGCGGTTTCAAAAGCCGCCTGATAACGTCCCTGCCAATTCGCGTCTGGCGATTCACGGCTTGGAGCGCCGCTTGAAGGTTCAATCACAGGAATAGCTACAGCATTGCCGTTGCGATCGATCACGGGAACCGTTCCGGCCGGAACGGATATCGGTTCCAGCCTGGGAACGATGGATGGCGTCACAGGAGCCGGAGGAGCTGGGGCCGCTTTCCCATTTCCGGCCATGAGGTCCTTGAGCTTCATCTCCTGATATTTCCCGAACCAGAATGCCTGGGTATCCAACGCTCTAATGGCCATTGGATTGGCGGCGACTTCCGGTTTGGCCAATTCCGCATCCACGAAGGCCTGAATTTTAGGAGCGTACGTCAAGAAATCATCCGCTCCCAAATCGGCTTTCACTTTAGCGTCCAATCGCTTCAATCCTTCTTGAAACTGCTGTGGTGCTACCAAGGTCCGCAGTTCGGCTAACTGGGTTTCCAAGGCGGCTATCCTTGGATCCTCGGCCGGCTTGACAGCCGGCGCAGGTGCAGGCGGTTCTCCTGGTTTAGGAACAGCAAGGGAAGGTTGAGGTGGAGTCGGTTGGCGCAATGCGGCGCGTTCCGCCTCCAGATTGGCTCGTTCGGCAGCTAATTTCTGTCCCTGAATCGTCAAGTGGCGCTCCAACTGAATGTTTTTCAGAACGTCTTTGGCGGGAACATCCATTTCAACGCCATCCACTTTCATTCGCACCATCGTTCCATCGGGCAGCTTGCTGAGGTCAAGGTAGACCGGCGTGGTAGGTGCAGGGGCGGGTGGTATCGCGGGCGCGGGCTTCATGGCAGGCGTGGCCGCTGCCGGCGGGAGCGCTTTATCTTTGTCCTCAAAGGGTTTCACGGGTTGGTTGTAGATCACTCCATCCTCTCCAACAAATTCCGGAAACAACTTTGCGGTTGTCGATTGCACTCTCGGCGCAGGCGGTTCGCCCGGCTTGGGAGCCGGTGCGCTGCCCGGTCTGTCAAGATTCAGCGCCGCCTCGGTGGCGGTAGCTTGGTCTGTTACTTCCATGGTGGCCTCCTTTGGCTCATTCCGTTGACGGAGTAGAGCTGGCCAACTCGTCAAGCTTATGGCGCGCGTCTCGCGCTTCTTGGATTCTCCCAAGGATGCGGCTTTCAATCCGGTCCAAGGATTCCATTTGGCCTTTGATATGCGCGACCTGAGCGACGGAGTTGGGTACGAAATCGAGGCCCCGAATCATGGTCAGGATTTCCCGTTCCATGGGGGCGAAAACGTTTTCTTTGATCCACTTCAAATGTCCTCCATCCACAAATTCTTCGAAGGGACGCGCCTCCACGATGATTTTCTGCCATCTGGAAGCTTCGCCAGCCGCTAACCGGATGACTTCGTCGATTTCTGAGGTTGCTTTAGCCATAAAAAAAGCGGGTCGCATAGAGGGTATAGGCCCCTATACGGCCCGCTTTGCTTACGTCGTTTAGATTTTAAAGAACTATGCCGGCGCCAAAATGTTTTGCTGCGCGGGACTCATCGGCGCCGATACTCCTGGCGGCGACGGCTGCCCCTTCGCGCCCTCTCCTTGCTGCGGAGGCGGAGGTTGCATCGCCGGGAGCTTCATTTCATCCACATTCTTGAATCCAAGCAACTTCGCGATCTGCTCAAAAGGGATCATGGGATTGAAAAATTTAACATTCGGAGCCTGGATCGCGCCAATCTGGAGCAGTTGCCCCATTTGAGCGTTGGCTTGGTTTCCGAGTTCCGAGAGAGTTTTATATTGCGCCATTTGCTGAGCCTTATTCTGTCCCAAGGCCGGCATGAAATCGAAATCGCCTTGGATGACAAGTGACGGCGGCGCTCCGATATACTTTCCTTTCTCATCCTTCACAAATTTCCAGCCGAGGACCCGGCCCGTGACCATCTCGATAAACGCATCCGATTCATACTCCTGCTCATAGCGAAGCAAGTATTGAAACAACGGCACCAGCCCCGTCAAAGCGATATTCCGTATGACCATATTCGTTTTCTTAGACGAATTCGATTGCAGAATATTGGAGGTCGTCGCCGCCTGCTCATCATTCGCCTGAGAATTCACGCCCAACTGCTCGGCGCTGATCGATGAGATTTCAGCGTAGAGCGCGTCCGTCCGCTGCTGTGCCGGCAAACTGATCGCCACGGGATTAGACATTTCCAGTTCCCGTATGGCTTCCGGCGTGACATCGGCGCCCTGAATGATTCCACCCATTTTCCTGATTTTTGCCGCCATCAAATCGATTCCGGCGTTTTTATTGATCAACAGCGGCGGACGCAGGGCTCGAGCAACGGCTTCCCGTTCCTGATTGATCCGGGCATTGGTTTCCTTTTGCAATCCCTTCGTCACTTGCGGGAACGACTTCCCATACATCTGATGCGCTTCGGGGAACGAGGTCGCCACAATGAACGGCGGCCGGACCGTTTCTGTCGGGTCAAACTGGAGCGGCAGATTATTGTCCACCCAACCGCGCATCTCCGCCATAGGACGCTCGGCGTTCCCGCCCAGAACGAAACTCCCCGATATCAGATGGCCATCCGAGGCCTTGGGTTGCAAATCCCAGAATTCATAGACCCAGATCGCTTGCAGTTCCATCACATCCTCGGGCGCGCCGGCAAAGGGCGACCCTTGATTCAAATTCCTCTGGTTCTTGATAAGATCCGTCCCGGGCATCGTCCCCGCCCAGGGGATCAAGTCCACATTCTTATAGCCTCGTTTTTCGCAGTAATCGCGCGTGCGCTTCACGCGGTGGCAGATCGGAAAATTCCAGTAATTCTTCCAAGTGCTCTCGAAGTGGAAAAATAAATCCTCATAGGGGACGCATTCCACTACCGGCGTGAAAAACTGGATGACTTTCTCCATATCCGCCGGATCGGGCGGTTCCACGGAATTTCCATTTTCATCGACCAGGTAAGAAGTCCGCACCCCTTTCAATTTGGTTCGGATGATCTTAAATCGGGGATAGATTTTCAGGATGCCGATCTTATTTTTGATGGCATCCTGCACGAATTCATAGATTTCCTGGTACGCCATAATGGGGTGCCCATTCAACCGATAGTTGATGAGCGCCTTGATGATATCGAGCGTTTCGCGCGGAACCGACTTCCAGGACCGGATCGTGCAGAGTTCCTCGAAATCGAAAAACCATGTTTCTAGGCATTCTTCGATAATACGCTGCACCTGGGCATAAGTCTTTGGAATGAACAGGCGCGGGACGCCGAGCATTTCGGAGAACGCGATTTCCTTCTTATCGAACTTGGCGTCGTAGAGGTCATTATCCTCAGCCCATCCGAATTCAACGAGGTTTCGGACGTTGCGGCTCATCCGCAAAATATCGTAGCCCCGCCGGATGAGAGCCCATTCCTCGGTTCCGGGCTTGCCGATGTATTCGACTTGACTGTCGGCGGGGAAGGGAATCGCGTCCATCAGAACGCCGCCTCCACGTCGGCAAACTCAAACTCCTCTTTCGTCGGCGCTTCATGGGGAAACCATCCCAGCCTCGACTGAAAAACATACCGCATCGCCGCATGATGGTCGTGCTTGCCTTCCTGGATTTTATCTTTCGGCCCGCGCACGTCCTCGTTGGCGTAGGTGTCGCGCTGCAAGGTCCGCATCGAGTTGATCAAGAGTTGATTCTCCGGCCGATCGAGAATGTAAAGCCCCGGAGTGTGATCGTCTCGTCCCTGTAATAGGCCGCGAATAATATCCACACCGGCCAGAATGGAACCTTGATACGAATCTGCTTTCCGCAGACCTCGCAGTGCAAAATCTCCATGGGTAAGAATCTTCCAAATGTTGATATTGTCGAAAGCCGTACGGTCGGAGTCGCAGTGGGGATCGACTTTTCCGAAGGCGTACCGGTAAGTTCTGAGGAGCGCATTTAAGTCCTCCTTGACGGCGCCGATGCGCTTCTCGCCGAGGTAGCAGCGGTCCACGAAAGCGGTCTCATCCCGGTCTACGCAGACGACGACGGCCGCCGTCGCTTTGACCTCATGCGGATCGAGTCCCAGATAAGCCACATACAGCAAGTAAGGGCACATGGGGTTGTGATAACTCTCGGCCGGGTCGGCATTCCAATCAGCGCGTATTCCAGCGCAATGGCAATCCAGATACTCCCCATCCCCCAAGCCCAGCTTTTCCGGCGGCAGGACATGGATCCTCCGTTTAAAATACGACCCATAGATCAGCCCCGACAGACTGATCCACTCGCCCAAGAGCCGCATTTTCAGCGTGTCGTAGCTTCGGATGTTCGAGCAGATTTCGCGCAGGACGTTCAGGTTCGCTTTCGGGTTCGAGATCGAACAGAGCTGGAACCAGCGGATCGAGTTTCCTTTGGCGTCCGCATCCTTGTTCCAGAGCCGGTCATAGACCCAGGAGAGGCCGTTAGTCGGCGTCATTCCGAAGGCGATGTTCAATTTATCCGAGGTGACGAATCGCATCAGGTTTTCGTCGAAGATATCTTCTCTCGGCTCCTCGTCATAACGTATCCGGTCCCGCGGGGGCCCTTGGTAGGTTCCGACTTCGGCGTTGTTCGTCATGAGATCGACTGTCGCGCAGACTTCGCGCTCTTTCGGGTGGACCAAAGTAAGTTCCATCTTCTCCGCCGACCAGGACTTTTCCCAACGGCCGTCGATCAAATAATCCCGCGGGACCCAGTTCCGGATCGCCGGCAGGTTATGCTTCAGGATGCCGTTCTGATAGTCTTCGCAGACCACGCGGATCCGGTTCATCTTTTTCGCCGGCAATTTCGACTCGGGGTAAATCCCTTTCAGGCTGGGCGGGATCATGCGGCATCCGAAGATCAAATCCTCGATCGTGCAGGTGGTGGTTTTCGACGACTGGTTTCCTCCTGAAACGCCAGTGATATTCGCGGTGCAGGCATGGACATCTTCCGCTGAATCGACGCGCGGCGGTATATCGGCCGGGCGCAGGAACTCCGACAAAAACCGCCGTTCTTCCGGGCTGATGGCGCTGCGGGTGGGCTCGTAGAAATAGAACGGGTCGGAGCTTTTCAGCTGCTCATATTCCGCGAGGCGGGCGTTCAGGAACTCGGTTTCTGCGGCCTGGGCGCGGCGGAGGTCTTCGACGGTGAGGAGCTTTCTGGGCCGGCCGGTATGGCGCATCAGAGTCCGGTCGGGTTTAGTCGCGAGCTTCGGTGGCATCCGTTCAGCCCGGGTTCTTCACGCCGGGGGACTGGCCCGAATCGACGGTGAGCTTCATTCCGTTCCGGCGGGCGAAATTCACGGGTCCTTTCCCCGGCTGTTCGAGGTCGTCGAGGTTAATTTCGATCGGGTCTCCGTTGCCGATGCCGCGCCGGTTCGGCTTCTGGGATTTCCGGTTGGCAGCGATATCGCTGCCGCGACCGGGTCCTCGGCCTTCGGTGAAATATCCCCTAGTCCCCCCTGCGCCGGCGCCTTCATTGCTCATGATTTCCCTCCATGTCTCCCGTAATCGTGGTACGACTTCCCGCCGTGGTGTGCCCGGCGCTTATAGTGCGCCGTATGCAGAGCGGCCGCCACGGCCTGATTCGCCGGGTGGCCGGCGTTCACCATTTCGCGGATGTTCTGTTCGATCGTCGCGCGCGATTTTCCCGGTTCGAGCGGCATGGCTAAGGCTTCCCGGCGACGAACGTTTTAAGCTGCACGCCTCCCGTGGTTGGTCCCTGGACGTTCAGGCGCAGCCAGTTATAGCTGACCGGCCCCAGGTCCCAGATACTCACGGTTCCGGTCGATGAAAACACGCTCATGGTAATGCTGGCGATCGCGACGTTATACACGGTCGTCGTCAGCGGCGCCCAGTTCGTCTGATCGTTTGAGGCTTCCCAGCGAAACGTGGGAGTGCCGGTGATCGCTAGAGGAGCCAGCGTGTAAGTATGGGCCGCGGTCTGGGTTCCGGAGGAGGTCGGCACCACGTCCGCCTGCCCGAGCTGCGCCTTAGCGGAGGTCGTCGCCAGCATGAATGTCCCGGCCGTCACCGGCACCACATAATACGTCGTCTGGTTCGTCAGGCCTGAAATCGCGAGCGTCCCCGCCGTATACAGGACGGGGAGCGCCTTGGTGAATTTATGAGCCGCGATCGTGATCGTCCCGACATTAATCGCGAACGAGGAATCCATCGCTCCGAACATCGATCCCGTGGCATTCCCCAGGGCGGTGCTCGAGGAGGTAAACGGACCGATCGTGAGCGCGCTTTGGGTGGTGGTGGTAATCGTATAACTCGTATTCAAGCCCACGCTGTTTGTCGTGGAAGTGACCACCGACCCCACCGCCTGGGAAGTGACGGTCAAACTCGCGACGGAGGCGTTAAACGCCGCCGCCAGGTTCGTCGCCGTCTGAGCCGTGGAAGTAATCGGGATGAAATCCTTCCCCGCCAGCACGCAGGTTCCATTGATGCACGCCGTCGCGGCGTCCTGCCCTCCCGAAAACGCCGCCGAGGATATCGCCGTCAAGGAACTCGACTGGATCGAAAATTTATTCCAATAACTCCCGTACGCCGGCGCCGTCGAAAACACAACCCCCGTCGCCGATCCGAACGCGCAAGTCGATAAATATACCGTCTGACTGGCAATATCAGAGGCGATGTTGCAGGCCGTGTTCGAACTGGTGAGCAAATCCACCCGAATCGGAATGTTGCTCCCAGCTATAAACAACGTCTGGTTCGCCAGCGCCGTGTTCGAGGTGATCAATACCTTCGCCGTGGCCGTCGCCGTGCTGAGCGCCAAAAACGACGCCACCGTGAAGGTCCCCGTGCTCTGTTCCCCATCCGTGAACGTCTGTGCCGCCACCGTCGCGGAAGCCCAGTTCACCTGCATCGAGACGGACTTCACCTGCGATAAATCCAGATAATACGTGTTCGAGTACGCCAGCGCCGTCTCGTTGGTCAATACGGCCTGCGACGGAATCTCCGCGGCGGCAGCCCAACTCCCCAATAACGCCAACGCGATCAATAATCGTCTCATCCTATTGCCCCTGCACGTAATCCCCATGCGCCGCCACCTGGTAATACTCCGTGTCCGACCACTTCAACTGCGCCTTCGCCGTCGATCCGTTAATCACCGTCGCCGGCAAAACCACCTTGCCAGACTGTTTACGAACCACAGTCACATCCCTTAGCCCCCGCATCATCCAGTACATAAATCCCTCCCACACACTGGACACTTCCCCGGCGGAACCGCCTCCGAACCCTCTATAACCGCATTCGGCTCAGGCACACTCTCCGTCTCCTCCGGACCTCTCATGCCGCTACCCTCCGTTCGCCCATCGCTAATCGCATGTCCCCATGACGCACCACCCGATGCTCAATTCCCATCAAATCCCCCCCGAGCAAAATAATCTCCGGCTCACAGTAACAATCCGTCGCACGACCGTAGACATGCGAGTAATCGTCCCCTGCATAAATCTGATGATGCCATATGATCCGCAGCAGACTAGGCACGCCGCAGCCCGCAAGACCCCATACACTCGATGCAGTCAGACATGAATAATCTCCAGTCCCCGCTCGGCAATCAATCCAGACCCTGTGATGGCCACGACGCCCGTCGAAAATTTGCTTTTTGTTTTTTTCGGCGGGAAAGGGGGATGGGACCCATAACCACCCTCCGGGGCCGCCCCCCCTGCCCCGACCTCCAGGGCCCGCGCCAGACGTAGAGCCCAGAACATATCGACGAGCGCCGCGACTCCTTCCCGGCTCATGGGCGATGGGTCGCCCTCATTCACCGTCGATAGCTTCTGATAACGTTTATTATATTTCATATTCTCAGACGATAGTCATACGCATGTATCATGCTTCGCTCAGTCTGTCCGTGATGGCTGTCAAACGTGCGCGCGAGTCGGTGATCGCCTTCTGCAAGTTCAATGCTACGTCGGTAACAGAGAATGTGGACCGTGCATCGCCCGACATATCACGCGCCTTATCGACGGCGATCCCGGCGACCATCATGAGTTGAGGAGCGGAGCACATTTCCATCTTCTCAGGGGTGATGTTTGAGACGGCCCAATCGGCGGTATGGAGGAATTTTGCGGGCAACCTTTTTTGGAGTTGGCGCACTGTCTCTATATCGTATGTCGTACGTTCAGCAATAGCGGCGACGGTATCGCGGTTCAAGTGTGCGAGTTTGGCGGCTTGGCGTTCAGAGTGGCCCGTTTCGAGCAAAGCTTTACAAAATACTTGTTTTTGGTGGGGAGTACGCTCCAAAGTTATGGCCACGGGATGAGTATGCGATGTGTTTGCGCATTTGTCAAATCGGGCGCCGGCTGGCAATGGAGTAGTGGGCCAGCGGGGATCCAATGTTGGGGCTCGCAGTTCCCCTCCGCATTTGCGATCCTAGGCCCCTAAAAATTGGTGGCCATGCTAGATGATGTGATGTCAGTTTTAAGCCTCACAGATTGCAAAAACAAAATTCTCATTGAGTTTAATATGTTGTTAATGTTACTATCTATATTCCCTTATATATAATATAAATATATATATATATTATATATATAGACAAGTAAGTATTATGTATTACTAGGGGTTATAGGACATGGGGGGGGAAAGGCAAACATATTGAACTCATTCTATTTTTAGTTGTTTTGTATCTAATCGTTGACGGAAAATAAGAATTATAGACGGTGGCTAAATTGACAAATAGCAATAAGATATATGTTATAATTGCGACTCAATCAATTGAATAAGTTTATAATGATAAGAGATCATACAAATGAAAATCCATAATTGCCCAAACTGCAACCATGAGGCACCTGATCCTATTGGACAAATTTGCTTACGTTGCAACCATACATGGTTATCGAAATTGGTCAAACCAGCGATGTGTCCCAAATGCAAATCCTCATACTGGCATAAACCGCGCATACGCGCATTGAAGCGCTACCCAGAAATTTATGCTCTCTCCGTCGGAGAATCTGTGGTCATGCCATGGCCGCAGCCGCGTAGGGGAGGGCCTCATCCTGTGTTTGGAGTTATCGCTCGATTGACCGCAGCTGGCCGCGGGCGATTCTGGACGGAGCCGAAATCAGATGGGGTGCATGTGAAGCGGCTCTCTGATGATAGCGCCGAGGAGGTTACCGTCGAAGAGACCAGGCCTGAAATGTCGGCTCCCTCCAGAAAAGACTGAAAATATCACTTGACAGGTTAGTAGTATTCATGGTAGTATTAGTATATGAATAAAAAGAAAGGAGTTCACGACCATGCAAACCTTCACTGAAAGAATCTCAGACGAATCCAAAGTTTCGTTAGCGGGTTCATTTATTATTTGGCTTAAGCATATGGCCGTTGCCAACGATAAACATGAAAATGAATTATGGTCGATGTGGCAGAACTATTCTGAAGAGTGCCGCCTCGCCGATCAAAGCGCAGTAATCTCAGAATTCTGTCTTTGGAATAAATTAATGGAGGTAAACTAATGACCCCTCTTCCGCCGCACACGGCGATTCGTCATTGCCCGATCTGCGGCCAGGACCGCGCGCGGCACGAGGATCGTTACTGCGAAATCATGCGGATGATCTGGGGAGTACCGGCGAGTGATGGCGTTAAGAAATGATCGACCGCCCCTATGACTGGCCGCGGCCGCGTGAAACCGAATGGCGTCATGCCTTGAAAGGAGCCCGCCGTATGTATTGCCGAGATTGCGGAAATTATATCTTGCCTGGCCATTGGTGCAGGAATTGCTGGACCGCCCACCGCCGGTATTGGCTGGTGGTGTGGCTATCGTTATGTGCAATCATCGGATTGGGCCTGGGACTGGAATGCGGGCATCGGATAGGACGCGCTGCGACGGGGAGGCTCTATGTCCAAATCCCTCGCTGAATTTATTAAAGAAAAAGGCTCCGTCGAACAGGCCGCTAGAGCTTTGAATGTCAGCCGTCAATCGATGGATCGCTGGCTAGCGGGGCGCTCTAAACCGTCGAGAGTGATGACGGCCTGGGCGCAGTCGCAGGGGATTGATTTGTCTGCGCCCACACGCGGCGCGTAAAATCACCCTGCCGAATCGTCTTGGGCTCCCACCCGAGACGCCGCAAGATCGAACCCAGACGACGCTGAATACTCGGCTCTAAATGGGCGCTGTCCAGACTGAGCGCCGTTCCCACCTCCGATAAGGTGAGGGGATCTGTGTTAATCCGATGTTCCAAGAAGTTCTGCACCAAGTTCTCCCACTCATCGAACGCGCGGCGCTCCTCCTGCGCCGTTAAGGTGACCTCCGCCGGCATCGTATACCAATCCTCGCCGCCCAGATAGCGTGTAACCGCCTCGGCGAATAACTGATCCCGATTCCTCTGGATACCGACTAAGTCGATCCGCCCGCACGCCAGCGGCCAGAACCGGCGCGCGCCCGTGTTGTCCCTCAGATAGTTAAATTCGTTCGTCGTGCCTACGAAAATCGAGCGGCGCGGGTAATCCTGCGTCCACCGGCCGTATGGCGCGCGGTAACGGTCCGTACGGCAGGTGATGACTTTCTTGATGCGGTTGGTGTCGGCGCGAGAGAATGAATCGAGATCGGCGATTTCCACTAACAGCTTGCCTTGCAGACCGGCAAAGAAGTCTTTGCTCGTGATCTCCTCGGAAGCTTCCATATACCACTTGCCGCCGATCGCTTCCAACACCCGGGATTTAAAGATGCCTTGCTTGCCCTCTAAAATGACCATGTTATCGACCTGGCAGCCGGGCTGAAAAACTCGCGCCACCATCGATAGCCAGAAGTTCCGGCCCACCGCAAACGTATAGGCGGATTCCGGCAAGCCAAGATAATCGATAAAAAAACGGTCTATCCGAGATGTGCCGTCCCACTGGAGCGAGCGCATCCAGTCCTTTGGTTCGTTATGTTGACATTGATGCCCGCGCACTCGAACCGCATCGGCCACAGTCGCAACGGTCGTTTTGGTCAGACCGAAGTCCCGCTGTAAGGTGATGGTCAGATTGATGTCGTCAATGTCCCGCCACTCGATCGGCCGGTGCTCGAGATCAGACCGGAAATAGCGTTGGTAAAATTCATCGAACCAGACCAAAGCCTGAAACGCCGGCCACCCCGTTAATACCCGCACAATGTTGTCTACATTATTGAGCGGCGCTCCTGATTTGGTGCAGGCCACCCCGAGCTGATCCCAGATCGCCTGAATGCTTGAACTCACCGGATCCGCCGCCTCCCTGATTTCGACTTCGATCTTCGGAATGATCACCAAACGCGATTTGGCCCAGTCTGTGAGCTGTTTCCAGTCCCAACCGTCTTTGATGGCCTGAGCGATGTTCCACCCGCCGGGCTGGCCCGCGGGAATCAGAACTTTGACCTCCGAAGCTACGGCCGCTATGGTTTGGGCGAGTTTAGCGAAGGATTCCCGGCTCTCAGTCGTCGCATCCGGCCACAGAATGACCCGGTTCGCGAAATAAGGGGTCAAATCAGGGCCGGGAACGTCTACCGTATAGCCCTGAGCGATGGTTTTGGCAGGTTCTAGGGCTAAAGGTTCGACAATGAGGAGGGAAGTCATGGAACGACCAAATCAGCAACGACGCGCGCTAAAATCCCTAATCCCCCAAGACGGTGAACCGTTTCAAGGAAGTTCTCCTGCCCCTCAGTCGCCCGGCCGCGCTCCGATTTGCACTCCACAGCTATAAACCGCCCTTGGGCCGTTAGACCTATCAGATCGCTGGATCCGGGCGCCAGTCCCGCATGAAGTGCCCGGGCTTGCCGAACCAGCACATCACCTGGCCGCATAAATACCATCGTGGGTTCGCTCACCCGGACTTGGCCCCCTGCCCAGCCCACCCCGGAGTTGTTCCGCCACAACCGGTGCCCAAGCTCAGAGGCCCGGATTTGAAGCTGTTTGACTAAATCGATTTCAGCCAATGAAATGTCTCGCGCGGCGGTCGCGGTGTTTGGGATGCCCATGATGATAGCCTTTGCAGAAATGACAGCGGTAAATGTTCATGCCGGGAATTACATCAGGGGCCATTGAATATCGAATCTTGCCGGTGCAGGATTTTCGGCGCTGCCGGCGCTTGGAACTCATGCCACTCGGTTCAAGCGTTTGGCCTGCCGTGCCTTGAACACATACCACGCCCAGCGGCGCGGGAATTTATAGCCGCGCTCAATGCCGATCTGAGTCAGTTCCTCAAGCGACTGCGCGAAGCCTTGCGTACGGCGAGACTCGCGGCGTGATGCTTCTTTATCGATTTCACTAAGCTGGCCGTCCTTTTTTTGGACCATCCTCGGCTTGACTTCAAAGACAAACCCGCAGTATCGGCAGCAGACCATCCCGGCCTTTTGAGCCGCGAAACATTTCGGGCAGATTTTAACGGCGATTCCAGCCCCTCGCGCATCCCGCTCGCGGCCGGCTCGTCCTTGCAGGGACCATTCACGATCATCGTCAGGGAGGCCATGTCTCGACCAATTCCCAACGTGGTCCAGTATAAGAGCATGAGTCTTTCCTTCAAAAGGCCGCAGCGCTCGACCGACCTGTTGGAGATAATAGCTAAGGGATTGGGTGGGCCGCAGTAAAATCGCGACTTCGATTCCAGGGACATCAAATCCCTCTCCAAAAATTTCAACGTTCGATAGCACTTGTAAACGTCCTTCCTTAAAGCGTTCAATCGCTCCATCGCGTTCCCCCTCGGGAGTCTCTCCGTCGATGTGATGGGCGGGGATTCCCGCAGAATTGAATTGTTCAACGACATGGTGTGAATGTCGGATAGATGCGCAGAATACAATCGCATGCTTGCCGTCAGCGAGTCGTTTGTAGTGTTCCACGGCATCGCCCGTGATAGATGGTTTGTCAACGACTTGAGCCAGTTCGCGTTTCTCATAATCTCCCATCCGGGTGTGAATTCCATCGAGATCGACGGTTGAAGGAGCATACAGTTTGTAAGGACTCAAAAAGTATCGCTCGGTCAGCCAGGAGATGCTGGGCCCTGTGACGATTTCTTTGAAGAACGACGCGAGACCCTGACCGTCAAGCCTTTCTGGGGTTGCCGTGAGCCCGATGTGAAACGAATTTGGGAAAGCGTTATAGACTTTTCGCCAAGAACCAGCCGCAAGATGATGGCATTCGTCCCAGACAATGAGTTGTGGGACGGCGAATCGTTTGTAGCGTCTGGCGAGGGTTTGGATCGAGGCGATGTGGCAGAGAGGACGGTTCTCTGAGTAAAACCCGGCGGCAATGAGCCCATAATCAAGTCCTTCCTTTCGAAATGCGGCGATCGACTGCTTGATCAGTTCCCGGCGGTGAACCACGAAAAAAGACCGCATCCTTTTGCTGGCCGCCGTATGAAGCATATGGGCCGTCAGGGCTGTCTTGCCAGCGCCGCAGGGCGCTTGGATCAAGATAGACCGGCAGCCTTGCCGCATGAGAGCGCGGGTTTTGGCGATGATTTCCGTTTGATAGGGACGTAATTCGATCGGCATGGGGCGAAGGGAATCCTACAAACCACTTGCTGGGTTGTCAACATTATTGTATATATTAGCAGGAGGATTTATGAAACAAAATAAAAAGAAGTATCCCCTTATCGCTTTCCGGCTAAAACAACAACAATATGACTATATCCGTCGAGAAGCCGACGAGCACGGCCTATCCATTGCCGAATATGCAAGAGCTATACTGATTCCGTTTCAGTTGCCGACGATAATTAAGAATGTTGACAAAGTAGTAACAAACAGCTAGAATCCCACCATGCCTCAAGAATGCATCTATTATCCAAAAGAACCGCGCATGTATGGAAAATCGATTCCCGAAATGCTTATGGAACTCCAAGGTGAAGCCAATTTCTATAGATCAATTCTTCATGCTGAACCCTTCACGCGAGAAAGAATTATCTACCTTTTGATGAATGAGGTTTATTCACAATGACGATTTCTAGCTCCCCATGGGACAATGGTGCGATATCCACCACGACCGCTATGCGTCCATGGAAACGGATGTTGACAGAACCATGGAACCTAGGGGTCTCAAACCGGGGAGCGCGATTTTATGACGATTGAAATCCTCCATCCCAAAGACGAAGCCGACTGGCTTGCGATGCGTCGGCAAGATGTAACCTCTACCGAGGTCGCGGCGCTATTTGGTTGTTCTCCCTATATGACCGCATTTGAATTATGGCACCGAAAGCATGACAACCTGGAAGTGAAGTTCGAACCCTCCGAGCGCATGAAATGGGGCACTCGGTTGCAAGACAGTATCGCTGCTGGGATTGCTGAAGATAAAGGCTGGAAAATACGAAGAATGACCGAATATATCCGCGATCCCGAATTTAAAAGCGGCGCCAGTTTTGATTTTGGATTTCATAGCGACGGCGCGGACGAAGGCCTTCTTGAAATTAAGAATGTCGATTCCTTAATCTTCCGTGAAGGTTGGAATGCGGAAGGAGATAATGTTGAAGCACCTTTGCACATCGAAATGCAAATCCAACAGCAACTTTGGTTGACAGGGGAATTACAAGCCTATATTGGGGCTTTGATCGGAGGAAACCGTGTCGTACTTATTAAACGAGAACCGGATGCAGTGGTTATGGAATCAATTAAGAAAAGAATCGCGGAATTCTGGAAATCAATCGAAACTCACAAAGAGCCAACTCCGAATTATGCGAAAGATTATGAAATTATCTCACGGTTATATTCCTACTCTGAGCCTGGTTCGGTGTTTAATGCAGACGCTCGCGTATCCAGACTAGCTTTTGCCTACAAGCAAGCCGCGAACGAAGCCAAAGCCGCGAACGAAAAGAAAGATGCCGCCAAAGCCGAAATCCTGACTCTTATCGGATCGGCTGAGAAAGTGATAGGAGAGATGTTTACGATCTCGGCGGGGTTGACTGGCCCCGCCTTGATTCCCGCCTACGAGCGAAAAGGGTTCCGGAACTTCAAAATAACTTGGAAAAAGGAGAAACCGAATGCCTAAATCCGAAATAGCCAAAATCACCCCGCAGGACGAAGTCTGCCGAAGGCTGGCGGAACGGGAGAAAGACTTCAAAACAGCCCTCCCTCCGCAGATCCCGTCCGCGCGGTTTGTCCGCGTCGCTCAGACTGCGGTCCGCAATAATCCCAAGATTGTCGAATGCGACCGTGCGACCCTTTATTCGGCGTTCTTTAAATGCGCTGCCGATGGACTCTTGCCCGACGGCCGGGAAGCGGCGATCGTGCCGTTTGGAAGTACCGCGCAGTATATGCCGATGGTTCAAGGTATCTGTAAGAAAGCCCGCAATTCCGGGGAAATCAAAACGATCAACGCCCAGGTCGTCTTTAAAAACGACATCTATGAGCATTGGATCGATGAATCTGGAGAGCATTTTAAGCATGTGCCGGCGCGCGGTGATCGAGGAGAACCCATTTTGGCATATGCCTTCAGCCAAACCAAAGATAATGGGGTGTTCTTTGAAGAACTAGATATGGTCCAACTGAAAGCGATCGAAGGCATGTCCCGCCAGAAAGGCGGTCCGTGGTCCGGTCCGTTTCGAACCGAAATGATGCGGAAGTCCGCGATTCGGCGTCTCTTGAAATACCGGGTTCCTTCCAGTTCGGATATTGACGAGCTCATTCGGCAAGATGATCCTATATACGATAAAGATCCCGAACCTCCAAAGCCGGCCGAAACGACTTCCTCACGGTTGAGGGGAATTGTGGAAACCACAGCCACCACAGCCACCACCGCACCTACGGTATCCCCGGCAACCCCCTCCAGTCCAACTCCCTCTGAGGAAGCTCAGGAACTAGCAGTCCAGGCGGGCGAGGAGTTGCCTCTCTAAATGACAGACGCCCTGGGCATCTGGTATCGGAAGATCAAGGAGGTAGCGTGAGTTGGCCTGATGCTCTAGTAGCGTGTGTAACCATAATCGCTGTGACAGTATTTTTGATTCTGGTGATGAATCTCTTATGACCCCACCCACCGCGAGGGAGAGAGCGAAACGCATCGGAAAAAAGGCCGTTTCAGATGATTATGTTGAAGATGGCGGTTATATTCTTGATTGGCTTGTCAATGATATTGTCGAGGCTCTCGAATCCGTCGAGCGGGAGACGTTGGAGAGGGCGGCAAATATTGCCTATGACTATTGGGAAAAAAACAAACAAAGGGACGGCATGTCGGCAGTTTTATATGTGCGTGATGAGATTCGTTCCCTCCTCCCCGCCCCAAAACCGAGAGATAAGGAGGAATTGAAATGACCTATCTATACATTAAGAGTGAGCCACAATTATGGACGGTAGGCTTCTATAAGCCTGACGGTAAATTTGAGCCAGAGAGCGATTGGCCTTCGAGTGATAAAGCGGCTGAACGTGTGCATTATTTAAATGGTGGAAATTGATGATCTTCCCCCGCAAGGGGGAGGGCCCTGGTGGTTGATTCCCGCACCCTAGAAAGCCTAGAAAAGCGGGAGACGACGGTAAAAAGCGTTGATGGTTTACAGTAAAGGAGGAAAAATGACTCAGCTGCTTGCCTATCACGATGATCCGCAGATCAAAGACAAATATGTGAACCGCGTTCGCGCTCATGCCAAGGCCGATGAGATCGTGAAAGGTTTTTACTGGAAAGACGGCAAGGGATGTGCTGTCGGATGCTCGGTCCATTCCGATAATCATACAGCCTACGAAACGGAAATGGGCATCCCTCAAATGTTGGCGAGATTAGAGGATCGGATTTTTGAAGGATCGACAAACGGGTGGTCTAAGCAATGGCCGGAGCGGTTTCTTGAAGCGATCCCAATAGGAGCGGACTTGTCAAAAGTAGGATGGAAATTCCAGCATTGGCTGTTGCTTGATCCGAAAGAAGGCGTTATTCGGTTCGCACGCCAGCAAGATAAGGAACTGTTTAAGGAAATCGGTACTTTAATATGGGATTTGGCGATGGGTAAACAAATATCGGCGAGCGCGGCGTGGAGCGCGGCGTGGAGCGCGGAGAGCGCGGCGTGGAGCGCGGAGAGCGCGGCGTGGAGCGCGGAGAGCGCGGCGTGGAGCGCGGAGAGCGCGGCGAGGAGCGCGGAGAGCGCGGCGTGGAGCGCGGAGAGCGCGGCGTGGAGCGCGGCGAGCGCGGAGAGGAGCGCGGAGAGGAGCGCGGCGAGGAGCGCGGAGAGGAGCGCGGAGAGGAGCGCGGAGAGGAGCGCGGAGAGGAGCGCGGAGAGGAGCGCGGCCTATGAACGCCAAGGCGAAAAGTTGCTGGAATTGTTGAGGGAGGCGAGATGAAATTCAGAAAGAAGCCAGTGGTGATTGATGCTGTTCAATTTCAAGGTTTTCCCCCAACTGAAAGCGGGAATAAAAATATGTTTTTGGAATGGGAGATTCAATCCGATAAAAACGGGCCATTTTTAATAATCGAGACGCTTGAAGGGAATCATCGATGTAACTTAGGTGATTGGATCATCACTGGCGTTAAAGGCGAGCGATATCCTTGCAAACCCGATATCTTTGAGGCTACTTATGAACGCGCCGATTGACAATACCCAAAACTGGCAGACGCTACGATCAACACATCAAGTGGTGTGTGCAGAGTGCGAGACGATCATTTCTTGCCTGGAACAGGAAAGGGAGTCATTAAGGGTCGAGCGTACGCGGCTTAAGATGGAAAAGGAGCGACTACAACACTTATTGGATGAAGCCAAACGATATGGCTATTTGGGTCCGGATGCGCCAATTTATAAATCTCGCGACCGCTACCGGGGCCTGGCGGAGAGGATGGCGGAAGCTGGTCGAGAATTACTCCATCATACACATTGCGAGGAAATGGACTCTTACCCAAAAGGGGGCAGGGAATTGCATGATGCTCTCGCCGCCTACGACTCCGCGCGGGAGGAATGATGAAATATCGAGATTCAAATCATCATCTCCATGACTTTGAAAACGACATTTTTCAAATGAATTTTAGTCATACCCATCCTTTAGTTAAGCAACTAATAAATCAGCGCTTAAAAGTATGGTGCCCTATCTGTGATATTGTTTTTGGAGTTATCTTGGATTACAACTCTGTATTGGTTGATTGAAAAATTATCCCAATGTGTATGCTGGATTGAAGCGCAGAAGAAGAAAACATGAGTGAGACGAAGATGGCGGCAGAGGAAAAAGCAAGATGGATTGTAGATAATACCCGCTATGATCCCACCGTCGGAAGTAAAGGTAGTCGTGTTGATTATTTCTTTGAGTATCTCTTAGAAGAAATCACAAAGGCCATCAAAGACACCGAAGCCCAAGGGAGAGAAGAAGGGGTCGCTCTAGGAAAGGACCTGGGACTTATGGCGGCGGCAGACAAGGCTTATGAAAAAGGGTTCGTGGAGGGGCTGAAACAAGCGGCGGAGATTGCTGATAAAGCGACTATATGGGATGCGGGAGTCGTAAGACAACAAATCTTGGCCCTGTTGCCAGAGGAGGGAAAGTGAGTTTCCCAGACGAGAAGTTGAAACAGTTAAAAGAGCGGAATCCTTTGCAGATGAGAGGAGTAGAAATTATGCATCTTCTCTCGCGCCTGAAAGCGGCGGAGATGCTTATAGGCATACCTGATCCCCTCAATGTTATTTGGAAACCATTGTTTAAGGACTGGCTAGATAAGTCAGGAAAATGGACGCCCTCTTACTTTGATGGAAGCCAAGATGATTTAAAACGATGGAAGGCCTGGCGCAAAGCGGCGGGGAAATGAGTTTTTTACAAAGAGACTGGGAATTAATTCGTTTTATGTTCGTTGCATGGCAAGGCTTTCTGGCAGGTAATTTTCATCATGCCGCTTGCCGCAGGAAGGACGATGTACGCCTTAAGGCTGCCGAAGCCTGCGCCGAGCAGCTGCGGGGCTTGCGAGAGTTCATTGATTTCGATCCCAGCCGGTTGAAGGCGTGGCAGGAGGCGAAAGGGAAATGAAAAAGTGGATTTGGCTGTTGATGGTACCCTATGTCGTTACAACCAGTTCCGTAGCTGTTTCTAGTTGCCATTATATTGAACCGTGGCTTTATAAACAAATGCCGGTCTACTATCTGGGGAATATAGGATCATGGCCGGTCTACTATCTGGGGAAGATAGGACCACCCCCTGATCGAGAGCAAGCCGAAGACTTAGCCAAAACTCTTATACATCAGTTCAGGAAAAGCCAGTCTTCTGATATCGACACAAAGGCCTGGTGTTTATCTCAGAAAAATTGCATCTGGCTTGAACATGATAAAAAGAGTGGCAGATGGTGGCAGGGAAATGAGTGACGCCACCAACGATCTGGGGATGTTCCTCGTGTTCTTGATCGTGGTGATCGTTATGGCAGCATTGCTGGCTGCGCTGGTAAAGGAGATCGGCAAATGAACAGAATTACTTTTTGGTTCGTCATCATAGCCTTGCTGACAACCGGATGCGGTAAGCTCAAGGAGACATTTACTAGCCCGCCCCATGGCGACTCCTGGGCATCGTACCATGCGTACGAAGACTGCGTAAGGGCCTTGGACCATCAGTCGAACGATCCAAAACATCTTAATCTCTCAACCCCTGTAGCCATCGAGCGCATGGAGGATGGTACGAAGATCGCTATTTACGACGAGGGCGGCTGCGCGGACTGAGAGCGGTGTTTGTTCCATGCCACCCACCCACCTATTCGCACCCCAACCCAGTAGGTCCAAGCCATCCAAGCGGATTCACCGTCTGTCAACATAGCTTCTCTTAAAATACGGTCAGCTACGCTACGGGGAACCCAGGCGGAATAGTAAAGCCAGTCATGGATCACGCCGCTTTTTTTAGCGTACTTATGGCTCCATGTGCTTGCGAAGTCCGTTTCAAATCCCACCGGAACCGTGATCGTTCTATTGGCCTGGATTTGTCCAAGAATATCACTCTCATACCGGAAGGGATGATTGATGACACGAAAATTAATGTCGTCTATTTCCTCGACATCTAGCGGGTCAAGGAACCGGGACATTAGGCGGCGTTACACCTTCTAGCTCCGTTACCTTAGCCTTCAAGTCCGCTACAAGCTTCCGGATATCAGTGACGAGTGGGTCTAGATTAGCGACTTCTCCAGTCGTGGTAGCGACACTTGCAATCCCCTTTTCCAAGACCGGGATGACTTCCCCGGCGACGTACAGAAACGTGTTCAGACTAATCATGTTAATCTCCTTACTGGCTTTTGGCCAACGTATCCAGGTTATTCAGCGCCGTGATGATGGCGTTGATCGATGCCACTTGAGTCGTGTAGTCGATACTCTTGAGGCGCGTGAAAGCCGCCGTAACGTCAGCTACGACGGCGGCTTCCGCCGCCGAAAGGCTGCTGATCGCCGCGTTTAAGTCTGTTATGGTGAGTGCCATAGAATCCTCCTTTAAGTGATCGTGATGCTTCCAGAGACGCCCGAGAGAACGACACTTGTTCCCGCCGGGTTTGAGCCGATGATTCCTGTCATGGAAATAGAGTAAAGCCGTTTAGCGACCGTCGCATCCGTGCTTAAACGCACGGTCAGCAAGAGCCCTTGTCCCAAGACGGTCTGGTTGATGCCGAAAACCAATACCCGCAACGCCCCCGCCACGATGGAAGTAGAAACCGACTTCTGCGCGGCTATTGCCACGGGCCCAGGCGTTGCGGAGACGAAAGAAAAACCGGAAGGCAGCGGCAAGTCAAATTGAAGGCTGGCGATCTGGCCGGGACCGGGAAGAAAAGCAATCGGAAGATCGAAGGCGGATAACGCCGGGGCGCTTAGGACCCCTCCCGCGACGACCGATCC